AAAACCCAATGATAAACAACCTCCTTGGCTGAACTCCAAGCAGTGCGAGTACAACGCTTACAAGGGACCAATCCCAACTTAAATTTTAAGAATGTGGGGTACTGAGTGCCATCGTAACGACCTTGACAGGTTCCACATGATGGAACGTACGAACCATGAACTGGACACTTAACTCGATCCGTAGACATAGCATTACGCTGAGTAACATTGACAAATTGCTTGTGTAGAACAAACTCGTCCTCAGGAATCTTGAATCTGAACAACCTTTCCATAACTTCTGGCAATTTCTTGAGATCTTCTTCAGTGAAAAGTCCATCTCCAACCCTTCCATCACCATGCTTGCGTGAGTAAAAAGACAAGTTGTCATCACCAAATACTTTAATTGAAATATGGTCATGATAATCACTACGCTCGAAAAAGCCAGGCATGATTTCCATAATGCAAACAACTTGCGACACATAGTTGCACATAGTGTTCATAAAGCTGGTGTCCCAAGAGCCACTCATCATACTAGATGCGACAGCATACCAACCTTCGCCAGAAGGACAATTGAAAACCTTATATTTGTGGCATTCAATGTAGCGAGCGAAAATCGCCATAAAGTTCATTCCGGTGTAATCCTTCCTCATCTTGAAAAAGGGCAGGAAAGATCGCGAAACAGAAGACAAAAGAGAAGCCAACATAGAAACGTCCCACTTAGAAATGTCACTTTCGGCAATTATCCACTTATCAAGGATAGTTTTGTTCAATGTGGCCAACTTAAGATCAAGTTGATCCTTTGAAGAAACGAAGTTGAGGTCAGAAGCTTTCATTTTTGTCATTTCACTAACAAATGCAATTGCAGACTCACCAAAGAAAGACATGCCAACGGCTGACGGAACATTTTTTTCTGGAGTGCCGACACCACCGGTGGATGAAAAAGGCCCCATGATCATCCTTATAAGCGTGGTGAGGAGGAAGTTGACTATAAAAAACATTCTCTCCCCTTCTTTAGCATAATATGCACCAGCAGCAAAGTCATAAGGAGCAGCACGCACCTCTTGTTTAACGGAAGTTTGCATGAGGTTGTTGATTCTAGAAGTTGCAACCCTATACTTGTCAGCAAGACCATCAACCTGGTCCATCTCGTGAATCATGTCAGTGATGTATGCATTCATTGCG